TACAAGCCTTGTAATAACATTAATGGCACTGGCTTGTTTTTCTTTTGATTACGAAAGTCATCAAAATAGTATCCAGAAGTTACTATATAATCATAAGAATCATAATCACGTGGGCAATAATTTATTCCTTTTCTCATCATAGCGACATTTATAATAGAAAACCACTTATCCCACACAATGCGCCCATGATGAGCCAATTCCGTAAGGACACTATCAACATTAGCTTTTAAAGCCTCGATAGGATCCAAGTTTCCATGTACCCAGTTTAATGTACGCATAATTTCATTAATATCCCTGGGAGCATACCAATGAGTACCAATTTTATAACACCTTCTCCTCAAATAATACAAATCTTTCATTTCAACATACTCGGAGAAATTCATAGTCTTATCGGCAGCGGTGTATTTAATACCATATTCGAGTAAGGCTTTGGAAAAAGTAATTTGATTAAACCACAACAACTGTTTAGAAACACCCAACACGTGATCATCACCAAAATATTTACCCAATACATAATTTTGATATTTCAAAAAATTTAGTAGAAATATCTTCATCATATTGCTTCCCTATAATAATAAACATAATACGAGTAAGAAGGGCATTAGCTAAAGAATTGAAAAGAGAAGTCAACAATACTCCTGACAACATCCCCTTATGAACCATATAAACCAAGCCTCTACATAGTCGAAAACATCCAAATTGGGCATAAAAACTAACACTACGTCTAACACTATCTTGATAAGTATATGTAGTTCCCATCTTGTAATAATCCTCTACTACTTCCAATAAAGCATAGAAAATTTGAAAAGGAATAGTTTTATCCCAATGTTCATAATCTCCAGCAATTATATTAGCATTCCCTCGCAAGGCATGTTGAAACATCATACCCCACTGCTTAGAATAAGGATTAATACCAACGGAACTCTCACCAAATACCGGATTACTAGTTACATGACCTATAAACGACCCAAAATCTTGTTTACCTAATATTTGAACATCCAGAGGACAATTTGTAAATACTCTAGTCTTTCCTATTTCAACTTTCTCCAAAGGACGTAATTC